GAACAAGTTGCAAAACCACCACCATGCCACTCCATGTAAAGAAAAATCATAATTGACAATAGAACATACGTTCTATATAATTGCTTTATCGCTACCTTAAATAGTGCGTTAAGGAGGTATTTAGGTGGATGGAGAGTATAAAAAATTGATTGTTGAGCTGTTGGATAAGCTTAGTGAAAAACAACTAAGATATATCTACAAACTCATAAAAGCATTCTTAGATTAGGTTTGGCCCACTTCGGTGGGTGCCTAGTCTTTTTTTTGTTAGTCCTTCAGCTATCTCACTAAGCACCTTCCATTGTTCCGGTGTCAACTTTGCAAGAACTGTAATCACTCTATTTTTAAAAGAATCCTCTTCTTCCAATAATAAATCCCTTGTTAATCTAGCGATTTCCATTTCTCTGTCAAGCTTTAGAAACATTTCACCGTTTCCGGTTCTTAGCCACTCTTCATTCACATTGAACTCCCGGCAGATGGCTAGGATATTTTGTTCACTTAATCCAACTAAGCCTTTTTCTATTTTAGAAACAGCAGATTTTTTTACACCGATTTTTTCGCCAAATCTTTCTCCGGAAAGTCCTAAGGCTCTTCTAAGTTCTCTTACTCTTTCGCCCATTCTACCTCCTTTCTACATAGCCTTGCTAAATAGCAGGAACAGACCGACTACTACAATGACTAATCTAAGTAAGGCAAATAAAAGTAATGATATTTTTTTTACCATATTAATTACCTCCATGATTGAAGTATAAAATGAAAGTGGAAAAAAGTCAAGAAAAAAGTTGAAAAAAGAAACTAAAAGTATTGACAAAGAATCTTAAAGATACTATAATGTGTATATAAGATACAGAAAGGAGAAAAGCAATGAAGAAATGGTACAAAATCATTGATGAGCTCACCGTCTTAACCGGAAAGCTCATCAGGCTGGCATTAGAGATTGGAACTCTAATATCAGTAATACATATGATACTTCAAAGTATCAAATAAATAAAAACAATCAGGAATGGGGCGAAAGCCTCAAACCTGATTGGATTATACCATTTCTTCATTGCAAGGGCAATAAGATGAAAAAAGTAGCAAAGTTAATATTTAGCATAGCTGAACTGGTAGTCGTTGTAGTAGGACTGTACCTACTGTTTATCAAATAGAAAGGAAAAAAATATGACAAACGAGGATAAGATGGCTCTTATTAGCCTGATCGGAATTATTGAGAAGTTGGATGACGGTGCAAAGAAGTACATTATGGGAGTAGCGGACGGAATGAGTTTTTGCAATATGCAAAATGAGCAAAAAGCTAAGGAAATTGATAAGGCAAGTTAGGAGGTATTTGCGTATTAAAAAAAGAAAAGAGGTGAGATTTTGAATGATCTGAAGATTATAGAGCAGAGGGAAGTGTTGGGTAAAGAGTTCAAGATATATGGAGATTTTGAAAACCCTCTGTTCTTAGCTAAGGATGTTGCAAATTGTATTGAGCATAGTGATATTTCAACAATGATGAGAACTGTAGATGATAATGAAAAGCTGATACAAACATTGTTTGTGTCAGGTCAAAATCGTGAAATGTGGTTCTTAACAGAAGATGGACTGTATGAAGTCTTGATGCAGAGTAGAAAGCCGATAGCAAAGGAATTTAAGAGAGAAGTAAAACAGATACTTAAATCAGTTCGTAAACATGGATTATACGCTACGGAAGAGCTTATTAATAATCCTGACTTTATGATAGAGGCATTTAAAGCGTTAAAAGAAGAAAGGGAAGCAAGAAAATCGCTTGAAGAAGAGAATGAGAAGCTGCAGCCTTTAGCACTCTTTGCAAAGTCGGTATCGGCAAGTCGCACATCAATACTTGTGGGAGAGCTTGCAAAATTGCTTAAGCAAAACGGAGTAAATATTGGACAGACAAGGTTGTTTGCGTGGCTTAGGGACAAGGGATATCTAATGAAATCCGGTAGTAGCAGAAACATGCCTACTCAAAGAGCAATGGAGCAGCAGTTGTTTGAAATTAAAGAGAGTAGCTATATAAATTCCGAGGGTGTCACAGTAGTAACTAAGACAACCAAAGTATCCGGGAAAGGTCAAGTCTACTTTGTGAATCTTTTCCTAGGAGAAAATAAGGAGTAATCATGAAAACGGATAATAAGATAAACCGGAACAATGGAACAGAGTTAATAAGACTTATTGAGAAAGCTATAAGTTGTTGTAGGTGGAAGGCTAATTTTGCCTTCTCAAATACAAGTGATTATAGAAAGTGGAAAGAAAAGAAAAAAATATTGGAAGATGCATTAGAAATAGTAAAAGAAATAAGAAATGTGATTTAAGGAGAAGATAATGGCAAATAAGGAAATCATACCGGATGCAGTTACATCAGTAGATGTTATGCAGGTAATAAGAACAGTTGCAATGAGGGGAGCAGGGACACCGAATGATCCATTTAGAAACATTACTCAATTTTGGACAATGGACGGGTTGTTGATTAAAGAAACCGATATTCAAATGGAGGCAAATAAAATTGCCCGTGATTACGAACAACGTTCAGCTAATTTACGCGAGATGATGAAATAAATTTATCGGCTTCATCAGCATGGAGGAGAACAGTGATGACTGAAGAACAAAAAAAGTTGGAAAGCATTTTACTGAGGTTAGTTGAGGACCTGTATATTAGAGGGTCAGTGGATCAGCTATCGCTAATAGCTCATGAACTTATAGAGTTGTGGAAGGAGGCAGGGAACAATGGAATTTCCGAGGCAAATAATGAAAATCAGTGAACTTTGTAAAATGGGTTTTCCAAAAGAAATGTTAATGGAGATATTTAGAAATCCAAGACAGAATTTTGCAAGGAAGATGAATCCTCTTAGGAGAAACAGCCATATTATATTTGAGACGGATGGGCTTAATAAGTGGCTGAATGAGGATATAAAGCTACAGGGGAAGGGTAGAAAGTGAGATTACAGGACAAAAAGAAGTCGGAGGCAACTGAGCAAGCTCTTTTGATGGATTGGGCCAATTTAATGTCAAACACCTACAAGGAATTAAGTTTACTGTTTCACATTCCAAATGGTGGGAGCAGAAACAGACTGGAAGCAATGAATCTTAAGAGGCAGGGAGTAAAGGCGGGAGGTCCTGATCTGTTTCTTCCGGTAAGCAGACATGGAAAGAACGGTTTATTTATTGAGATGAAGTTCGGAAAGAATAAAACAACGAATTTTCAAGATGAATGGCTAAAGAATCTGAATAAGCAAGGCTATGCAGCAGTAGTCTGTTATGGATTTGAGGATGCAGCAGGAGTAATAAAAGAGTATTTAGGGATAGTTTAGGGTAAGGGAGAACATACATGAATAAAAATAGTCAAAGAGACGAAGATAGACAAATACAAGTACCTAATGTTTTTAAGGATAAAACTGAAGGTGGATATATTCTAATAAAAAAAGAGGAATTTGAAAATATTATAGAGTGCAATAAGAACGTTGAGGAAACAATAGCTATAGCTGAAAAGATTACCATATGTGTTTGCCTGATTGTTGTAGGAATAGTTATAGGGATGATGTGGCTATGATAAAGAAGAAAGTAAAGCAAAGGCTGTGGACAACAGAAGAATTTGAAATTGTAATCGATATGATGAAACAGAATAAAAAGTTGTCAGTAATAGCAGAGCGACTTAATAGATCATATGGAAGTGTACAAAGAAAACTTCAATATATGGGCAAAGATATATGGGATAAAAGTAGATGGTGTGACTATGTAACTAATAGGACATATAACTATTGGACCAAAGAAGAACTGCGTGAAGCAAAACTTGTCTTAGACTGTGGCGGAACAATGTCGGAAGCAGCAAAAAAGACATCGCATAACAGAAATGGCCTTTCTCACAAAATAAATATAATGGGCATGGACTTCTGGGAGGAAAGGAATTGGGACAGGTATGTAGTTGGGTAGATGATAACTATAAATACGAGGATCTAAGGAGTACTGCAAGGTCAGTAACTAAAGGAACTGTCCTGAAAAGTTTTATTGGAAGTGTATGGCATCAGATCAATGAAAGAAGAGGTTATGAAAGTCAGTTCTACATAGCAAATGTGACTGATAGAGGACATCATGGAGAGTTTGATGATGTGCCGGTATTCATAACAAGTTCAGATAAGGAATTTAGAAAAGAATTTGAAATAAATAAAAGGTTTAAACAACTAAATGAATTATATAAAAAATGAGCCTGTAACAAAGACAGGCTCATAATGCTAAAAAGCATCCATTTGACATAAATATTCTATGCTTTTTGGTCTAAGAAGTCAAGAAAAAAGTGGGGTGAAAACCCTTTAACTGCTTGATTAAAATATTAAAGTTACGACTAAGGAGCGTAGAAAAATGTATGTTAAAAAGATTTATAACCTAGGAAAGAATAAAGAGATAATAGAGATTCACAATTTTTATCCAGGTAACTATGGAGCTCCGGGGAAAAGCAGAGAGAAAAAAGAGAAGGCATCTCCGGAAGTGATAAAAAAGCAGAATCATGCCAATAGGGTTAGAAAAATACAAAGATTGATATTGGGTAATTTCAAAGCAGGAGATTGGCATATCGTACTAAAGTATAAAAAAGAACTCAGACCTGAAGACTTCAAAGAGGCGAAAGACCAGTTAAGCAATTTTTTCAAGAAGATGAGGCTGGATTTGAAAAAACATGGGATAAGTTTCAAGTATATCGGAGTTACTGAGATGGGCAAAAAAGGAAATGCCCTACATCATCACATCATAGTTGAAAACATCACTGATCCGGCAAATATGCTTCAGCTTATAAGAAAATATTGGGAGTATGGCCATATTGCTCTGACTGATCTATACGAAGAAGGGGCATATCAGAGACTGGCGGAATATATAGTTAAAGCTGAAACAAAGGACCCGAACGGCAAATCTTCTTATACACGCAGCAGGGGCAATCTGATAGAGCCACAGGCGGAAAGCAAGATAATGCTTAGAAAGAGTTGGCCAAAAGAACCAAGACCAAAAAAGGGATACTACATAATAGCTGATAGCGTGATACAAGGAGAAAACCCTGTTACAGGTTATCCATATCAAAGATATATGATGCAAAAGCTACCAAGTACCGGAGCTGTAGGAAGAGAGGAGAAAGCGTGGAGACAGAATGTAGAGTCAATATTTACATAACCACATCAATAAGAGGGCCTGCAAAGAGAAACGGTGGTTATGGCTATGTAATAGAATTTATAAAAAAAGATGGCAGTCCTGTAACTAGAAGTGGAGTTGGGTATGAGGAAAGAGCTACAGAGAATAGACTAACATTGCTTGCATTGAAAGATGCGTTGAAGAGATTAACAAAAAGTTGTTCAGTCCTAGTATTTACTAGGTGTGAGTATGTTTTCAGAGCATTTCAAAACGGATGGATTTTAGAATGGGAAAAATCAGCCTGGACAAATTCAAAGGGTAAAAAGCTAAGTGATTGGGAACTTTGGAAAGAAATTAAAGAGTTATCCACAATTCATAGGCTATCTTTTGAGAGTACAGATGTGAAAAACCCTTATGAAATGTGGATAAGTGAGAATATAAGAAAGCCGAAGCATTAAGATTTTAAGATTAAGGAGAAAACAATGACAAGAAAAGAAATATTAGAAGAAATTAGATACATCAGGTGCAAAGATTCTGACGACTTAATAGAGCTGATGCACGAATACGAAGCTGAGGGATATGATACAGATTTTTGCTATGAGAAAGATGGAGTTAAAGGACTTTGGCTGGAGATAAAGGAGAAAGTAAGTGAATAGAGTAATATTGATGGGAAGATTAACAAGAGATCCTGAAGTTAGATATTCAAGTGGTGAGAGTTCAATGGCAGTAGCAAGGTATACGTTGGCTATTGATAGAGCTATAAAGAAGCAGGGAGAACAATCAGCTGATTTTATAAACTGTGTAGCCTTTTCAAAGGCAGCAGAATTTGCAGAGAAGTATTTTAGGCAGGGCATGAGAGTATTGGTATCAGGAAGACTGCAGACAGGCAACTACACCAATAGAGAGGGGCAGAAAGTATATACAACTGATGTAATACTGGACAGTCAGGAGTTTGCAGATAGCAAAGGAGAAAATACAAAAGCAACAAGTAATCACAGTACAAGTGTTGATGCAGACGGATTTATGAATATTCCAGATGGAGTTGATGATGAGGGATTACCGTTTAATTAAAATCACAGGAAGGAAAGAATATGTTTATTAAGCAATCAGTATTTGAGAAGTGGATAAAGAAAGCATATAAGTATGATGCATTGAGAATATATAAAAGTGAAGATGACGACTTGATTATAGATACTCCAAATTGGACGCTAGGAATACGCAAAGATTTTATAACTAAAGAAGTCAAGGGAGCCTTGGTAAAGCTTGTAGGAGATTTACCGGAGCGAACAGAGTCTATATTGTATGGCAAAGGTGGAAATATGCAATATGAGATTTCAGAAATGATAGATACATCAATGCTGAACAATGATTATACAAAAGATAGGGAATATAGTCCTTATAGTGTCTCCAATGTAACTATAGAAAAGACATACAGAGTAATTCAGTCTGAAAGTGATATAAGCATAATAAGAATGTTTGAGCAGGAATATTTGAATTTGATTGAAAGAAGTCTTGTGGATATTAAAGGTGGAGAGACGAATGTTGAAGGACCTATCAGTGATGATAAAGGTTCAAGCCTCAGATGGTATACGAATGTATGTGCATTGGAAATAAAGCGTAGTATAGCAGAAGATTATACAAATGAACTGATAGAGACACTTAAGAAAATAAAACTTGAAAGATATGAGGAGTAGGTATGGCAATACAAAAAGATATAGTAATCAACAGGAAAGAATATGAGCGAATAAAAAGATATGATCATAATCAAATGAATAACTATGTGAAGAGTATATATAAGAGTGGTTTTGAAGACGGCAAGGCAGCAGTTCCGGGAATCGATATACAATACATTGCTGATATAGTTAGAGGTGTAAAAGGTGTCGGAGAAAAAAGAGCTGCAGAAATAGTAAAGGCACTTGAAGTAGAAATGGCAAAGCTGTAAAGCGAGGTGAGAATCGTGAAGGTAAATAAAGAAGAATGGGGAAAATATAGGATAGGTGTAAAGAAGGCAAGGGAACTATATTATTTTTGTTTGCAGTATGGTGAATGGAAGGAGGAACTATCAAGTAAAATTAATTCTTTAAAGAGTGGATGTGGTGGAGGTGGTGGGAAAGGGATAGGAGACAGCACGATGGCACTTGCTATAAAAAGAACTATTCTAAAAGATAAGTGTGAACTTATAGAAAGTACTATTGTGGAGACAGACAAAGACTTATATAGATATTTACTTAAAGCAATTACAGAAGAAGGAGTAACATATCAGTATTTAAGAAGTGTTATGGGAATGCCGTGCAGCAGGAGAAAATACTATGAAACTCGTAGAAGATTTTATTATTTGCTATCAAAGAAAAAAGAAAATCTAATGATTTAAAAAAGAGGGTCACTCATAAAGTTAAAAACGTGATATATTGATATCATAAGATTCACAGGCCAAGGGCTGTGAATTGAAATGACATGTGTTTCTCCTAAAGGGCACCTCAAGAAATTGGGGGG